TGCATTATTTGCGGAGTTAGTTAATGTGACTGAAGTTGTTCCTGTAACAGTGGCTCCTCCCGTATAATATGAGAGATTATTTGAAACCGTTGTACTATATACAAAAGCAAAAGCATAAGCACTACCGCTACCTAGATAAGCTACATAAAATTGTACAGGCACTTCGCCTCCTGAAGTACTACGCCCTCCAACTTCTGTAATAGCTGATGCATATAGTGTTCCTCCTGATGAAGACAAACCAAACCAACCACCACCATCATTGTAGAAATTTGTACAACATGAACCACCATTATTAAATCCTGTAATTAAAACAAAAGCGTGTCCTGCTCCATCCACATCATAACCTATATAATTATACCCCATAGATCTTGTAGTAACTCTTGAGCCTACGGTTACTTTATTAGATACTGTGATAGCATTTGTAGTTGTATTTAATGAAAAATGTTGAGCATAAATAGCACCATATTGGTAAGTACCAGTTCCACTAGGACCTAACTCTGTCCAAACTACAGCAAAGGTAGTGCTTGTTAATGGAATTAAAGCACTAGTTGAAACAGTATCTCCACTTGTTGTTAGTATGCTTGATGATGAGCTAGCAGTACTAATTACAGCATTTACAGAAAAACCATTTGCTGTATACCAAAATCCAGTAGCAGTAGAAATGTCTTTAATTGTTAATGAATTTTCTTGAATAGCTGTGTTACTAGAAGGTATCCCTATGAACTGCCTAATTGTGCCACCGCTATCTTTTAAAGCTATGTTGTAAGGAGAAAGGTTTTGAAATACAAATCTGTCAAATCCTGCAGTCATACTACTATTCATAGCTGGCATGGTAATAGAAGCTGTACCAGTACCATTTAAGTTAGTAGAATTACCTAACAATCTAACAACTTGATTAGAAGAAGATGTTAAAGTAAAGTTAGATGTTGTAGATGTAAATGTATAATCAGTAGCACCAGAAGCACCACTTGTTGCAGCAGCCCATGTAGGAGCAGATGCACCATTAGATGTTAATACTTGACCAGATGTACCTGCACCAACGTTAACTAGTTTAGAACCATCAGTATAAACAGTACCACCAGCAGTAACTGCTAAAGCTGCATTGTTTGTACCACCGTTAGCTATAGGAAGTGTACCTGTAACATTAGAAGCTAAATTAACATAAGTTGTGGATGTAGATCCTGTACCACCATTGGCAATTGGAAGAGTACCTGTTACACCAGTAGTTAAAGGTAAGCCAGTAGCATTAGTTAAAGTACCTGAAGCTGGAGTTCCTAAACCACCATTAAATACTGGAGCTGCTGTAAATGTTTGAGCTAATGCAAAAGTATTAGTTGAATCTAATTGTGGGAAGTTAATAAGATCTGAATTTGTTAAACGAAGTTCAACTTTATCACCTGCAATAAAAGCAGAAGCAGTTGTATTATCTTGACCACGAACAATAGTAAATGTATCTGTAGATCTAGCAGTTACTTTAACAATTTCAATTGTAGTACCTGCTGCATTAGATAAAGTACAGTAAAAGTATTGACCCGCTGTAGGGTTTGGAAATAAACCACCAGTAGCTGATGCAACAGTTAATGAGGTAACAGAGCTATTAATACCTGTAGCTAGTGTGGTAGCTGCGTTATTTGTAAATAAATTTAATCCTGCCATAATATTATCCTAAAGTTTTAGTGTTGATTGCTGAACCATTAATTGATTCTGGTGTTGACGGAAGTACTCTAGCGTATGATAGAGTTGCTGTTACTGTACTATAAAAATGTGGATTCCAAGGAGCATAAACAACAAAAGGTACTAAAGTTGTTGTACTTATTGAAGGACCTGTGTTTGTCATGCCTTGTGACAAAGTAACTGGTATAAAACTATTTGGAGGTTCTGGTCTTAACCAGGGTGCAATCTGAGTATCAGGTACACCTCTTACAAAGTCTTGTGGTTGACGTATTTCCCAATCGTCATCACAACACATTAAACCATCCCAACGTTGACTTAAGGCACTAGCTTTATATTTACGACCACAGACATCACAGTCTGCTATCCAATCTCCATTATCGTATCTAGAGGTATAACTCAAAGTTATCTCCTAAACGTTAAGTGGAGCTAATACTGGTAAGTCTGCTACAATAGTATAAGTGTTAGCTAAAGATGATACTGCCGTCATTTCAATTCGGTAAATGACACCATCTAATCCATTATAAATACGTTGAGCAGCTAGTTGACCACTTACTACAGGACTACCTAGAAGTATTGCATTAGGATTAGCATCAACGCCATCTCTAACTTGTACTACACAAGTAGCTGAAGAGATCGTCTCTCCTGTTGACATTATTGTAGAAAAGTCAAAGGTAAACTGTTCATTCTCTAAAGTAATTTTATATGAAAAAGCTGCACTCATTTAAACAGATCCTTATAGGTAAAAGACTTTTCTTATTCTTGTAGCAGCATACATAAGTCTATTTACTGGGTATCTTGTAAAAGATATAACACTTTTAATGATACTTGAAGATACTGTAGATAGAACAGTAAGTGTCTTATAAACGAGCTTACTTAATATAATACCACAATTTACTAGAATTGTCAATGGTTTTCCTACTAATTTTACTAAAGTAGAGGTTGTTGTAGATAAAACAGTTAAGATTTGATAATACAATTTAACTGCTATTAATGTACTGATAGAACTAACTAGGGTAGCTATAATTGTTCTTACTAAGGTTTTAGTTCTAGTTAAAGTAGTAGTTACTGTAGATAAAGCTGTAGATACTTTAAAAGCTATTGCTCTTGTAAAACTAGATGTAGCTGTTGAGTAAGCTAATAATGTTACAAGTCTATTAGTAGCTGTTAGTATTGTAGCTACTGTTACCTCTGCTTGTAAAACAAGTTTACCAAAAGTTCTTTGAAGCGTTTGAACTATAGTACTAGTAGCAACTAAAGTTCTAAGTAAAGATAGTCTATTAGTTAATGTACTTAAACTAGTAGAAGATACTGTTAATATTTTACCACGACCAGTTTGAGCTATTGAAGATAAGCTAGTAACTAAAGACGTTGTAACAGTCTTCATATATACAAAACTTCTAATAAGTGTAGACGTAGTTGTACTAACTATAGATTTAATAGCACTTAATGCTCGTAAGAACGAAGCAGTAACTGTAGAAGTAACATTCAGGGCTTGACTAAATTGAGTAGTCTCAGCCCCGTTTATTACTTTTACGTTAATTGCTGATTGATTTAGAGCCATAGCTCAGGCCCCCAATCTTATTAACTAAATTGTGTTTTGAATGTGAACTGAATGCTATCGCCAGATGTTAATGCGATACCAGAAAAGTCACCTTTAACAAATAAGTTACCTACTGTAAGTGCATCAAACAAACCAGCGTTAGTGATTGTTAAAGAACCACCTGCTGTTTGTGTACCTACAACTTGATATGTATCACTTGTTGTAGTTGTTGTTTGTTGTGTTGATGTACCTGCAACTCTAGTACCAGTTTCAGTAAATAAAGTTGTATCAGTAGCAGCAGTAGTTCCAGCACCTGTACCCCAAGCAACATAGGAAGGTTCAGTTCCAGAGCCTTTAATACGGTTTGTAACTACAGCTTTACCTGTGTTTACTAATAGTGTAGCCATTTTTTAATTCTCCATATAATACGTTTAAGTGGGTTCTTGTGCCAATACTGAATTGTTCCAAGATCTTCAATAGTTCCATCTGCTCTTGTAATAATAGCAGAAAGCTCCATTTGTTTTACTTTAGCATCAGAAGTGATCATGATAAGTTCCTTAGTTTATAAAGTGTACTCAAATATAGTTCAACAACTTCGTCAATAATGTTTTGAATAGCCGATCTACTTGTTGCATCTTTACGCAGTTCATCAATAGTCTTAAGTTGTTTTTCTAAGAATACATCAATTGCATAATCTGGTAACTTAGCATATAAGGGGATATCTCCTAAGAGACCTTGATCCCCTTGATACGCTTCTGCAAGTTTATCTGCTAGATCAATAACATCATCATAGAAATGACCAAGAGCTTTGTGTTTAGCATAACTTTTAGTCTTTAAGTGTTCAATGTGCGTAACATTACGTGCAAAGAATAATAATCCTATGATTTGTTCCATACTAAGTCCATTGTTTAATACATTCAATTAATAAACTAAATGATAATGAGCCTGATGAATAACCGTCTGTATCATATAAAACTTTACCAGTCACACCTGCACCAGCATTGTTTTGTAAGAAACCAATATGTTCTCCCATTACAAATCCCCTACCTACAAATCTCCAGATAGGAACATCTGCTGTGGCATCCCAATAAAGGTTAACAGCTAAGCCATCTTCTACGTCATAAGTTACTTTTTTAATTGCTACTTTAGAAGGTTGTTGTGAGTTTAAACCTGAAGCATTAACTGCAGCAACAAGTGCTGGGTCAATTAATGTAGCTAAACTTACGTTACTTGTATCTAAAATACCAACTAATTTAACAACTAAGTTACGTTCACTATCAACTAACGTTTGAATCTGAACTGAATTAGCCATGTTATTCTCCTATTAGCGTACTAGTTCTTGAGCAGCTAAAACGAAATCAACAGTTAATGTATCAGTTGCTGTTGGAGTAATTTGGAAAACAGGGCCCATTAATACACTTGATAGTGTTGTACCTGAAGTACCAATTGTTGGAGATGAAACACGAGCTACTAAAGCATTGTCTGAATAGACTAGTAGATCAGTACCATCATAATAGAAACCTAAGTTAAGCCATGTATCTGCTGCAGCTGTTGCTACGCCAGTTACTAAAGTAGTAGCTGTAGAACCTACTGTTGATACTAAGTTAACAGATGTTGATGATGCTGCTTTAGCAAACCATAAACCATCAGTTACACCTGAACCATTACGTAAACCTACATAGAATGACTTAGTACTTGATACAGCTGATGCTTTAAATCGTGCTTCATACCAGAACTGATTACCAGCTTGGAATTGTAAGAATGAGCCTGCTTTGTAAGCAGCTGTAGCTGTTGTAGCTGCACCTGGTGTTAATACACCTGCACCACCAACGATTGTACTTGACAATGCAAATGTTGATGAAGAGCCAGTTATTGTGTAGTCAGTACCAATAAGTGTGTTAAAGTCATTTTCATAAATTGAAATACCTAAACCTTGTGTACTACCAGTATGAAACGGATCTGGAAGAGGATAGTTACCTAGTGTCTCACCTTGGTAAGCTGTACCTACTCCGCTTGTAAATCTTGTTGGATTACCCATATAAATCTCCTTTGACGTTGTATGTTATAACAACGCTTATCGCTAAGCGTCATCAGAGAACAATTAAATTATTTACCCTTTTTGACAGGTGGGCGTTTACCCTTTTTTTCTTCTATTGGATATGACATTTTAACTCCTAAGTAAAGATAAGAGGGAGCTTTAACTCGCCCCCTCTACATCTCATGTAGTCCTATTAAGGACCGTTAACACCGTAGATTGCTCTAGGGTCTGTCCAGCCAAATGAGTATCTTTCGTAACCCTTAGCCTTAGCATTCATTGTATCAAAATCATTGTCTTGATCAAATTGAATACCAACACGTGAGTAGTACTTAAGACCGTTTTGGATGTTAGTTCTAACAAACCATGCGTTAGGTGATGTTAAATAGTGATTCATTACGATACCTTCTGGTAAAGCATTTGTCGCTACTAAAACGTTCACTGCATTGTTTGCTGTTGAAGGTGTGTACGCTGATTTCATAATGCGATTAGCATTCCACCAGTTTTGACGAGCAACGATTAAGCTTCTTGGCATAACATTGATCAAAAGACCACGGTCATTTTGGAAACCCATAATTGCTGTTAATGCATCTTCTAAAGACGCTTCAGAAAGATCTGCATCGACTGAAGGTTTATTAGCAAATGTACCACCAGATGTGTTAGGATGTGCTGTTGAAGCTAAAGACACACCGTCACCACCTAAATACGTACCGTTAAATGCACGATTGTAGATGTTAGCACCAACGTTTTCTTTCGTTTGACGGAAAGACATTGCTAATGCAGCAGATCTACGACGTGATACTTGTTCATACAAGTTGTCATCTAACTCTTCTTTTGTTACGATATAACCCAAAGCGTAAGCAATGTGTGTATAACGTGTTGTGAAACCTTGAATTTCTGAATCGTATGAAACTCCAGAGCCTTCAGATTTAACCGGAGCTAAACCAAAACCTGTAAGTTGAACATCTTCTTCATAGTTCATTGAGGATGTGTCACTGTCAAACAATTGAGAATATTCTTCTTTATGTTCGTCGTAGACTTGACCCCACCATGCTTTGATCCCTGGCCATAGGGCCTTTGGATGTGAAGCGGTTGTTATAATACCAGCCATGTTATATTCTCCTTATTAAGCCGTGCCAACTGGGTTTAGGAATTGATGCTTGTTCCATTTTACCAATGCATTAGCATAGGCACCAGCAGCATTATTAACTGCTTGTGTTAGACCAATGATTTGTAATGGCAATGCTAATGAGCCAGAAGCACTAGAAGCAAGGAATGAAGAAGCGTTCAATACTGTGTTTGATAGCGGTGATGATTGAGCAAGAGTTGTTTGGTTAGCTGTAATAGTTAAACCAGCATTCTTGAACACGTCAGCAGCAGCTACACCTGTAGCATCACCTTCTACTTCGAAAATAACAGATGGATCATCCACTACGAATACATAGCGAAGACCTGAGTTAAGTGGTAGATAGATTGTGTTTAGAGCCAATGTAGTACCTACTAGAGATACACTTGGATCTGATACGCGGATACCTACAATAACACCAACTGGTGTATCAGTAGAAGCCGCTTTTGTTACATAAGGTACACCGTTTGTATCGCTTGAACCAGCAACTTTAACAACGTCGCCGATAGCATAAGTGTTAGTTCCGTCGTTAGCGATAGCGTAAAGGCGACCCTGTTCGTTATACGCAGCACCAGTAATTGTTCCTACTGGGCTAAGTCCACGAGGGGTATTTGCGTTAGCCATTTTATTTCCTTTTAGAAATTAAGTTTATGTTTTGTAGTTAATGCCACCCTTAGGAGTATAAAATCCATCAGAACTTGTACCGTCCTTAACGTTTACACCACCACGGATTGCAGAATCTACTCGATCATTTCGTTTTTGTAACTCTCTTTGATCTTCTTCGTGCCATTCTTGTTTAGTTTTTAACAAGTAGCCATAAAGACCATCACCTTTCTCACTTGTACCGACGAGGTATCTTACCTTCTCTCCTAAATCTGTATTACCAGATGTAACGCTATCTTTTACACCGCCCACTTCGTCTGGTCTAACAAACTCCCAGCCTCCATCTATTGCGGTTTGGATACGACCAGGTTCATCATTAAAGATGTGTAGTACATATCCAGGGATTTGATGATTCACAGTTAACTTAGCTTGAGTTCCATTAAATACGTTTCTAACACGTTCACGTGTAGGACGTTCTATTGTAGTTCTAGTAAGTGCCTGTTCTTTTTTCTCTTCAATTGTTAATGCTTTAGCCATAATTGTTCTCCTTAATTCCAGTCGTATGAGTCAACATACTCTTGTTTAGATTTAATCCATCCTTGTTTAATGAATCGATCACATGCTTGTCTTGCGTCATCAGGTAGGTTATCATAAGATTTCTTACCAGATGTTGTACCTCCCCTAACGTTACCAGTAGAATCTACTGCACTACCCTTAGCTTTTTTACCTAAGGTTTTATGGGGAAAATACTCCACAATCTTTTCGTCAAGCTTGTCTAAAAAAGCACGACCAGACAGGTGGGGGAATTGTCTTCTTACCGATGCTCCTAATCCATTAGCTACGTCAGTCATTTCAACGTCGTCTCCGAACCATTGATTACGACCTAACCAGCTTTGTAAATCAGGGTCATTTGGTATGCTGACCTGTGCTTCAGTTTTAGCGGGTTCTTCAGCTTTTTTCTTAGCTTCAGCCTTTGCTTCTTTCTGAGCATCTTTTAATGAATCAATTTGATCGTCAATATCAACTACCAAATCTCCATCCCCTGCTGCAATTGCTTCTCGTTTTTGACTCTTTAACTGGGCAATCTGTACTTCATATTCAGCTGCCTTACGTTCAAAAGACTCTTGTTGGAATGCTTTAAATTCCTCAACGGATGCTTTTATGCTGTCAATTTCTTTGGCTTTTTCATCCAACTTCTTCATAAGTAATTCATTATTCTTACGGAGAATAGGATTAATTTCTTTACCTCGTTTTACAAAAACTTCTGCATCTACCCAATCTGAATCTGATCCTCTAAATTCTTCTTTAGGAACCCAACCAAAAATGCGGGCTTCTTTTTCAACTTGGTGTTGCTCTTGTTCTTGTTGCTCATTACTTACTTCTTGTTGCTCTACTTGGTTTTCTTCTGACATATGGTTTCCTTTAATCGACTATTGCTACAACATCTAAATCATTTATAATTCGGTATTCTTTGCCATCATCGCCTGTATAGATTAGGCCTGAGTACTTACCAAAGATTACATGATTTCCAACATCAGCCCAGGGGCTTGGTTGATCTAACCATGCAGTATTGCCTAACTCGACAATAGTACCTTTTAGTTGTGCTAGTCTTTCCCTATCTCTATTTTCACCGACTGACAAAATAATACCGCTCTGTGTTACTTCTTCTACTGGATCTGGGAGTATTAAAACTCTGTGACCCTTAGGATGAATTCCACTAGTATTTTGCATCTTCTCTTGCTCCTTCTACTAAATCCTCATATGTTAAATTAAGGATACTTAATACTGCACTACATCTTCCTTTTACTTCTACTTCATTGTCCATGTTGCCACGAACAAGCATTTCTTTTAGATATTCCCTATCATTGTGTAGGGATTTCTTGAGTGCCTTGGTCACTGGGTTGTCCACCCATTCCAAGAATTCCTGTTGCGTTATTGTCATACTTTACTGCTCCCTCGGTTGCTTTCATCATTAAATCAATAGACTTAAGAATGCCATCTTGATGAGCTTTAGCTGCACCTAAC